GTCTGCCCGACACGCCAACCGTATCCGATACCCGTACTCTGCACCTTCATCGACACCTGTCTGGCCCTGCCACGAATAAACGATTGATCTGTGGCAGATGTTATCGTGGCGCTCGCTATCTCAGATTGCGCTTGCGCGGGATAATTATGCCCATTTAGGCTAATTGTCACCTCATCACCGGAATCACCATCCCTGAACTGAATGTCTGGTATAATCCTATTCAGTGACCAGAATTGATAACCATCACCAAGTTCAATGTCGCCCGTTTCGATATAGGCCGTCATCGCTGATCCATCATCGTCATGGCCGCTTTCATGGCTATACAACAGGTTTGGATAAAGACCCCTCACCGTGGTTCCTCCACCCGTAGTAGAGGATGTCGCGAGATCCGCCAAGGTAATTGTGTAGGTGTCCGTATCCGTGATAGACGCGACGGTATGCTGATCATTAAGCACCACGGTCGATAGACCACCAACCGTCGATGCATTGTTAAAAATAATCTCATCATTAACACTGAGCCCGTGACCCGCATCCGTAATCGTGACTGTGCCGGAACTACTGCTTGTCGCTATCGGATTACTACCTAGATCCCTTTCCCGTATCGAAGAAGCAAGCGGATAGGATTTAGTACCAGCATGGTTCCATGTGCCACGCACCATCGTTCCAGTATACCATATGTTTTCGGCATAGTTGAAAATGACGTACTTGTCGATTTCCCCATTACCAGACTCAGACGGATAGAACCACATGACTTCGGAGAAGTCTGTATTCGATCCAGCAACCACCTTATAGGATTGGCTATCATCAAAATCATCGAATACGGTGCCCAGTACGGGGCAGACAAGTCTCTGCGCCGTTCCGGTATAGGCATAAAACGCACCACGATCCATGAAATAGACTGTACCGCCTGCATTCACCGCAGCATTGGGCGACACCATCGACATACCCTTGGCTGTCTCTGTGAATGAGAAATAGAAGGGACTACCGATATATCTCATACTGACGATACCGCAATCGGTCCATATCAGGATCTCTTGGCGCGTCATCATCGCACCCACAATCTTCGAACAAGCCGATAGCTCCTGACCACCAGCACTGTTGGTCGATAATGGTTGCCACACCCCAGCGGCCTCTGAGCTAGACCACCTGACAAGCAATGGATTGATCGTGGTCGCGCCAATCTCATTACAGCCAAACGCGATGACATGACGAGCAACATCCGACATCATCACCTGATGAGAGGCTGTCGGGGTGTAGTAAGTTCCAGCCTTATAGATCGCGACTACGGCAGAGCCGCCACCCGTTGCGGTGCCACTAGCATTCGCACCACCAATGTCTGCCGTGAATGTGGCTTTGTTTGTAACGGAGGCCACCGTCATCTCCACATTCAATCTCGCCGCAGTTATACCACCTATGGTTGCATCCACCCCGGATATTGTGACCGTATCCCCGGCAGTGGCCCCATGACCGGCCTTGTCGATAATTGTAATAATAGTGCCGCCGCTCGTAGTGGTTACTGGGTCATTTGAAAGGGTTACGGTACGACGTGTTGTATCGCTTAACGCCACAGCGGCAGTTCCCGTACCCGCACTTTCGTCCCAATAATAGATATTTCCCTGGCGGGCATTAGCGATCATGTCGTCACCAAAATTCGCCATCGACCACAAGCGCAACTGCAAGGACTGCCCCAAAGTAGCACTAGACCCCCAAGTACTAGATCCCCATGTATCCGCACCCCAGCCGGAGCCCTCTACATATTCGTTGAGTCCGGTATTGATCTGGAACGCAGCAGTTACGCTGCTACCTCCACCACTCGCGCTAGATGTTGCTTTTGTGGAGCATACAACCCGGAACTTGGTACCGGGGTTAGCATTACTGGGATCACCAAGTGCAGCAATACGATGCTCTGTATTAAGTGCGCCCGTGCCAATACCAGCCGTGGCAGTCGCACCGGCAATGGTCACATAATCGCCTGCAACTGCTCCGTGAGAACTTGTCGTGTCCATGGTGACGACAGCGGTGCCGCTGACGGCGGTGATCTTGTCCGTGCCAAGGGTGATCGTAGTACGAAGAGGGGTAATGTCGTAGTAATTGTCACCAAAATTTACATATAACTTCAGATTGGTCCCAACCCCAACATACTTGCTACCGGAATCGGTGACCCAATCGTGAAGCTTTCTGGCAGTCCCTAAGTAAGTCGCCAAAACATATTTGGCCCAACCACCGATTTTCTCAGCGAATCCCTTACGAAATCGCACCTTATCAGAATCATACCAAGTACCCTGTGCGGAGTACCTAGTACCATCCGTGAAGAGCCCAGCCTTGGGCGCGATTTTAGTAAAGGGCATAGCTGTTATGCCCTAGCGATACCGTTGCTCGTCTTGATCGTTAAGCAACGCTTATTCGGATCATCACTATCTAGATCACCTCCGACAATCTCATCGCCGGAACGCATCCCCATACCTATGAGAAAAGCCTCCCACTTGGACTGAGCATCAATATGTACATTACGAGATTCATTCACGGCCTGAAGTAAACCTTTAGCTAGATCAGCTTGCTCCAAAGAAACACGAATATCTCTGGTAAGTAGGCCATTCGTCTCCTCCCCCATGGGCACATCTTCGGGAATATCTTTAGTTTCTCTGCTTTCTGGCATTGGTGATCCTTTCTTTGAGGTTTTCTGTTTCCGTTTCAACCGACGCAAGACGCTCCCCATGACTATCCACCTTATTATCAAGACGACTGCAAAGTTTTTCGATGCTTGTAATCGACTGCTTCATACCATTTAAGCCAACCTTAACCCCTCCATACGCAGCACCAGCAGCAAGTGGTGCGGCCAAAAGGGAGATCAGCGTAGTGATGTCGGCCTCCATCAGTTACCGTCAAGCTCGCTGCGAATTTCGCCCAACTCCATATCTATAAAATCTAATCGCATATTTTGCTCCGCGTCATCTGGTAAACTTCCTAACTCGCCACGCGGCCAGAGGACGCGAAACTCGCTATTCGCTTCGATTTGGACATTAGAGAGTTCTGCGTCTCGTTCCAACACACTTAGTCGTTCTCCTACCCTAAAATATCCCATGACCGCAACTGCTGTCGCCCCTATGAGCGCAATCAAATTCCGCACAGGAATAGTGACCTCGCTGCTGTCATTCAGCCGTGCTGGCATCGGGCGACGTTAGCCTTAGCCGTCGTCTGTGGGCTTCAGGGGCTCGACAATTACACGACCTTCATCGTCGGTCCATCCCGTTTCCATGATGTGTGCATCACAACGCTCTGCTACGACCATCCAGCTTACGGTATCATCCGATACGCTGTCCTTACATTCAATCGTAAGAATATTTCCTTCAACTGAGCCCCTAACTCCCGACCAACCGCTATCGTTCTGTGTCCACACCTGTGGGTTGCGGCACAGAAGCTCCCAAGTGCCTTCGGTCATGCCAGCGGCCTCGTCTAAATCCACCTGTGCCACACCGCTAGAAAGGTCAGCGGTGCCTCTGTAAATCAGATCCGCTTTCGGACCCTCTACAAAGGAGTGGACGAGGTGGTGTGTGTCTTTCTTGGCTGGTAGCGGATGGTCTATCTTGAAAGAACCAGATCCTTTTGAGAACGCTCCCAAAACCCCGCAATCACCAAAAAATGTTGAGACTTTATCTGAGGAAAACTTGGCTACTAAGTCATCGTCATCAGCCAAAGAAGGCTTGTTAGTATTGGCCTCCGCATTGGTACAAATGATCACATCGCCTCTATTGTAAGTTGCGGTGCGTTTGAAGAAGATTGCGCCCTTGGGGCTTGTAACACTCCCCAAGGCTATCCCACTCCAATCGTTAGTAGCCGCCAATGGCGACCCGACATTCATTGTGATGGCGTCATCGCTACCAGAAAAGCAGTAATCTGATGTATGGTTGTCGTTGTTGAATGCGAATTGGCTAGATGAGTTAATCATTATCGCGGGAGTTGACCCAACCGCAGAGCCAAGACCTATTGTGAAAGTATCATTACTATCGTCTAGCCCAACGTAGTAATCCTGCGCGTTCCCATCGAAAACGATCTTGGTGTCTTCGGCCCCGGCATCACCAATAGTGAGCGTTGGGGTCGTTCCGGTCATCGTGATTCCGGCGACGGCAGTGACAGCGCCCGTGAGCGTACTGGCACCCGTGACCCCAAGCGTACTAGCCATATCTACCGCACCGTCGATATCTACGACATCTAGGTTTGACGTACCGTCTACATCTAGGTCGCCATTAAAATCTGCGTTACCAGCTAGAGTCAATGTTGATGCCATATCAACAGCACCATCAATGTCTACGATATCTAGGTTTGCGGTCCCGTCTACATCTATATCTCCTGCTAAGTCAATTCCTGCGGCACCAGCTAAAACCAAGTCATCAGTAGATGTATCCCATAGCATATAAGCACTGGCTGTATCACCAAAAAATTTGACATCGTACCCAGTATCGTCAACACCAACCGTAATTGTTGAATCAACCTGTACCGCACCATCAATGTCTACTGCATCTAGGTTGGTGGTGCCGTCTACATCCAAATCGCCATTAAAGTCTACGTTGCCAGCCACAATCAATTTGGCACTCAACTCCAGATCAGCGAGCGCATCAAGGACAGCCGCGCCACTACCAGCACCATCTGTGAAGATTGCCGCGACATTGCCATTACCGATTGTAATGTTGGCCCCGGAACCCTGACTTATGATGATGTTCTGAGAGCCGCTTGTAGCGTTCTCAATAATCCAGAACTTGTTGATCGTATTTGGTGCCAGAGTGATGGTACACGCTGAATCCAGTGTACCCGTATACTTCATGTATATGGCCCTACCTTCGTCAGCCGCACCGTCTGCTACCGTAGTAGTATGCGTATCGGCGTTGGTCGTGATGGCTTCGGTGCCAGAACCGAAAGCATCTGCTATAAGCTCTAGGTTCGTATTGGTGGAAGTGCCCCAAGTACCTGATTCGGCACCTGTAACAATTTCCTTCAGTCTCAGATTATTGACGTATGTTGCCATTTTTTATTCCTAGCTTCTTATGAGGGCACAACTTCCCAATCAGGCGTCTGTGAATCAGATACTTCAGACCAGCCCGGTGTCTGTGAATCACCTACAGCAGCCCACTCTGGTGTTTGTGAATCTGATACCTCTGACCATCCCGGCGTCTGAGAATCATCTACCGCTCCCCAATTTGGCGTCTGAGAATCATCTATGATGCTCCATACATTGACTCCAGTTATTCCCGTTGTTCCTGCCACGCCCGTTACTTCAACCGTTACACCTGTCCCACCAGTTGCTGTAACCGAACCAACGGCACCTGTAGCGGCTACCCCTGTTACCGTAACACCTGCATCAGCCGTTACGGTTACTGAACCAACCGCACCCGTCCCGGCAAGCCCCGTCACCGTAACATTTGCATCTGCTGTTACAGTGACGCTTCCTACCGACCCTGTTGCCGACACTCCCGTGACGGAAACATTTGCATCTGCGGTTACCGTAACCGATCCTACTGCCCCAGTACCAGCAATCCCCGTCAGGGTAACATTGGCATCAGCCGTTACCGTGACGCTTCCTACCGCTCCCGTTCCAGCTACACCCGTTACCTCAACGGGTACTGGCTCACCCCAAGTACCGGAGCCCCAAGTGGATCGACCCCAGCCAGTTATGTCAGCCATTATGCAATACGAATAATGGCGTTACTCGCATCTGCCGCAGGAAAAGCAATCGTGAACGTACCAGCAGTGGCCGTTTTCAATGCACCAAAATCTAAAATAACAACAGACGGATCACCGCTCGCAGTATCATTAAAAATCATTGCACCCATAGCCGAAAACGTAGCAGTAGACCACGAAGTATCAGCAAAATCAGTATAGGCGGTCGTACTACTTGTTGTAGGATCTACACGAGTTAGCGTATTTCCCTTAGCAGAGTAGTTCGTGCCACTAATTTCATTAGTAGTGGTATACGCCGTAGTAGCCGCAGTGAATGAAGCACTATCTGTGTACAGTGCAATCTGGAATGTATTTCCACCGGAGTTGAGAAAGTTGTGCTTTGCTTCCATCAATTCCTTTTTGAAAGAAGTACACATAAAATTCCCTGAAAATGCCATTACAATCTCTCCACGAAGTTAGCCATATCGTTATGATCCGCTGAACGCAACAAAGTAACGACCCTGGAACGATCTTCATTGATTGCTTCGTACATATAGTACTTCACGGCTTTGTAAATGAACTCCTTAAACTCTACCGCCTGCTCCGCTATCAGCGGATGTGCGCCCTTGCCTACGGACACAATCTGATCGGATGCCCGTGTTGCCCAATGATCCGGCCCAAGGGTGGTGTCGTTAGTCGTGGTGACTATGACGTTGCCCACTTCCCCGGTAAACATCAGTTAACCGCCATCCTGATCGTGCCATTCCTGTACTCATCGACAGTCATGCGGCCTTCTGCCTGCATCTTCAGAAGATCTAGTGCTTCCTGATACCGCTGCTGATACAACTGCATCACATCCGCATCACCTTTCATGTAGGTGTATGCCTCCACGAGAGATCCATAAAGCAAAACGGTATCCGCGTTGGTGCCCAGCCAAGACGGGCTCGTATCAACGATTGAGGCTGGCTGATAGTAATAATGAAGCTCTGTCGTGAAATCATCGTTAGGCGTGGGGCCAATGATAAATGTGTCGCTATCAAAAACACCGTAGTACTTGGGAACCCCTTCCGTGGACACATTAGGGTACGTCGATCTGATGAAGTTCGCGTCTTTGTTCAACAAAAAGATTTGATTGCTGGAGCTTGTCAGAGATAGCGACAACGGCAACAGAAAGTCCGTGGGCATCGACAGGTATTGGTTGCCATCAGTTATCGTGCCTGCGACATTCTTACGATTTACGGGCAGGTTGACTGAGCGATAGATGCGCTGTTCAGCCTGCTTGATGAATGTATCAATCGCGGCCACGAAATTCGTTTCCGTATTATCGCAATAATCCTTGATCGCGGCAGTCAGTTCAGCGTAGGTCATATAGTCACCGTCACGGTCCCCACTTGTCCATGTGCCACAATGTTGCCTGATCCGCCTGCTCCCCCATTTCCTACAGGATCGAACGCAAACAGTCGCCTGCTAGTATCTTGTGACAAATCGGGACGAGGGTTTTTAAGCGCCTGTGGATCTGCATAATCTCCCAACCTGCCCAAGAAATTCTGCGGCTGATCCTTATCCAACATATCCCTGCCAACCATCAGGCCCGTCATGCGGCCAGCCCTGACTTGTGGCACCAAATCCTTGATCTTATAACGAAATCCAGTGCGGTCACAGAATCCGAACGCATACTTGCCCCCAGCGTACTTAGCCATCAGCTATAGCCCCCTGGGACAAAGTGAACGGACGCTCTGTCACGATCTTCCTGTTCCGCTAGTTGCCACTGAAATTCGTATTCAGCTTTAAGTTCTGGGGAGCGCACGAATGCTTCGGGATACTTCTGCGATATCATATAGGCGAGACCAGATACCAATGCCGGAAGAAAGCGAGCAGGCACATCTGGATCGGTAGATCCCACAGCACCCGTATCCTCAATACGCCGTATTTGCTGATAAACAAACGTGTAGGCTTTGTCGGGTGTGGGCCAAAGATATACAACCGGAGCATCACGCTGCTTGTCGATATACAAGTTTACGGGACGCCCTTCGGTGAGCTTATTCGGGATCGTGGAATACTGAGATACGCTGAATCGTGACATAGGCAGGTCGCTTTGCGACGTACCAGACCCATCACGAATCCAGTGCTGAATCAAATCAACGGTATCCGAATCCATCGTGACCGTGGAGGTTCCTGCCGTCAGGGTTTTGGTGCCCTGCTCAACGGTCCAGAAATTGAGACCACGATTCACCCACTCAAGGCTCAAAAGATTGAGAGATCTACGAGCCGTTTCGATGTCGTAGCCCGTCCTCGACTGGAGGCCACATCTCTCAAACGCCTCTTCGATGACCTCTGAAATCTCAAGATTGAATGTAGTGGTCCCAGATGTAGCCATTACGACCCCTCAGACTTTTTATGTATCTGATCCTGAAAGTTCTCGACTACACCCAGGCCCTTACACTTAGGCGTCAAGGAGCCGTTGCTGACCATCCCGCCCGCTCTCATGTGAGAGTAGTCGGCAAGCTTTGTGTTATTTGCGATAGCCTTCTTTAGCATACCTCCAGACGCCCTGGTCTCGTCAGCAAACTTATGGGCGACTTCGGGCTCCTTAGCAAACAGATATTTTCTCTGTTTTTCGCTCTTAAAAGGCATCTTTAGAACGCCTTATCCAGTTAGGATATTCCTTGGCGATATGACTGGTACGCCCAATCTCTTCTTCGTGTTCAGGATAATTTTCAACAAGCTTACTGTAATAGCCCCAGCTATGATCAGCCTCTGCCTTCTTCTGTATCTGTTCATCACAGCCTGGGGGCTTGACGGTCGGGTTTCTCGGATCTTCAGCCATTAGTAACTCTTCCTTAGATAGAGCATCACGGTATAGCGATCACCACTTGAGTGACCCGTAGTCGTGAACAGGACATCACCATTAATACCACTACCAGCGTTATTCGGGAGGGGGCCACCACCACGGAAGTCGAAATAGCCGTATCCGCTGAGTGTCCAGCAGATAACATTAGTGCTGGCATTCCAGAGGATATCGACGGTCATGCCAGAGCAATCATAGGAGATCTGCTCAATGGCTACCCTGGCACAAGACCTTCCCGTGCCAGATTCCGTGCTGAGAGCGGACACATCGACTTTGGCGACAGCAGCTTCACCACTACCATCGGAGATGTTGGTGAACTTCATAACCGCAATGCGGTCGCCGTCTTGGATCGTTTGGGACGTTACTGCATCAGCCATCTGATTCTCCCCACGAGGACAGGACTTCTAGCCCCGCTCGCTATAGGAGATATGACCACCCACCATTAGGTGGATGGCCTTATCTCAGTTAATTACACATTAGGACAGCGATGCAGTCGGCACATATTCAATAATGAATGTGAACGATCCCGCAGTTGTAGCATCTACGGTATTCGTGATGTTGCAGTAAACCGTCCGTTCGGAACCAGTATACTGAGCCGACACGGGAGCCGTAGTGGTGCTTTCCGTTGTAGCCACCAACGTAAGATTTACGACATTGCCCACAACAACCGTCGTACCACCATCTAGAATCTGATCGGTGATCGCCGCAACAATCTGGGCACCGGAACTTGATGTTCCAACCTCAAACCCAATATCTCCCGATCCGATAACCGGAGCCGTGATACACACAATTTTGATGGCGGTGATGACGGTGTTGGCTGGCTGGGTAAACTCACCGATAGCTCCGCTATCGCCTGCGGAGGTGTTGACTGTAACGCCTGAAGCGTACCCAACACCCTTTCCTAGAACGACTCTGGTAGTAAAAGCGCCAGTTGTCGTACTCTTATCAACGGATTGGAATCCGTTCTCTGATCGTACTGGTCCTGAAAAAGTTGTGTTAGCCATGATCTTCTCCTGTCTTGGCTAGTGTCTGCCGATTACTCGACCGTCAGGAAAAAGGAATTGCACCCTATATGGGGCAGGGGCCGAAGCCCCCACCCCACTAAGGTCATACAGTCTAGGGGCAGACCCCTTGGGGAGCAGGGTGCATACCTACTCCTCTCTCACACGAGTTAAACGCCTGGCAGAGATGAGCATCTCTCCGATGATCCAAGCAACCGTGCTTCTCGTTCCTGCTTCCTTTTTGCGCCATCTCTGATTGTGCTGGATGACGAATTTATACTACGCTCCGGGCGAACCCCAAATCCCAAGAGGATCGGAGACGCCGAAACTATACCGCTCGCGAGCCTTGTAGCGAACATTTCCGGTATCGAAATCACCGTCCATGCTCGTTTCCAGTGCCACACGATTGAAGTGCTTCATCCCATCCGGCACATCGGTCAGCAGGAACCACGCATCCGTATCCGTCAGGAAGTGATTCACAACCGTACCGTTCGGAACAACACCCATCGAACGCACCGCGTTGATATCGTTGTCCGCAGTACCGGGACGAAGCTCAGATTTCATCACCCGTGTCGCCACAAACTGCAAATCGGGCGGGATGACAAGCGTCTGGGGACGAGCAGCGATCAGTAGGCCACGCTCATCGGTCCATTTGCCAATCTGAATTACAGCAGCCTCAAGAGAAGTCTCGTTGAGGTCAACGGCAGTCGCTGGACGGTTGGAGTTCTTGCCACCGGAAACAAGCGGGTGACCGTCACCACCAGTTACGCCATCGCCTGACGCTGTAAAGAGGTTTACACCATCACCGCCCTGATAGGCATTGGTGAACCCGTTGTTAAGCGGGAACACAGACTTCACCTGCTTGGTGTGGGCCATGGCGCGAGCCAAAGCCTTGGTGTAACGAGCCGACAAGGAATCGTAGAGATTGTCTTCCATAGCCTCTTCCGTAATGGCAAAGCCCATGGCGATGGTCTCGTGATTGTAGCGAGCCGTAAAGCTCTCCTGTGCAGCATCGTAAGAAATCGCAGACCCCTCGTCCTTCACTGGGGCAGCATCGAAGCCCGAAAGCTTCACTTCCTCCTCAAAAGATCTACTGGAGCTTTCCGTCTCGTAGATATCGGTATGCTCGTCCTCGTACTTAGCATACTCCAAACCAAAAAGAGCGTTGAGCCCCGGAAGCAGTTCCTTGAGAAGTTGTGCGCGTGAAATAGCCATTAGTCAGCCTCCTATACGCCTGTGGCGTTCAAATAGGAATGATTAGAAGCTGACCCGCTAGACGCAGCGTTGAACTTCACGATTACATCTGGATACGCATCACTCGCCGTTGTCCCCTTCGGGGGTAGGCTGCTAGGCCCGTCAACAAAGCTGATGATACGAAGAGGCAGCGTGTTCGTTGTTGCTGGGGTGCTGCCATCAAGTGCGCTCTTGGACTTACCAAGAGTAGTAGTACCTGCTGTCACAACAACGGATGCATTGAGTCCACGATCCGTGGTGTTCAACGCTTCGTCGGCCTGCATCTGAAACACGACGAAAGGATCGTCCAGCACATACGCCATCGCATCAGTGGCCGCATTCGATGCGGGCCAAAAATTTGAAAACGTCTTCTGGCCGGTCGTCGGGTCCGTGTAAGAGCAACCCAAGAAAATTCCAACTGCGGTCAGGGCGGTAGTACCAGTATCCTTCGCGATAGTACCATCCGCCGCGACCTTCACGAAATCACCATTAGAGATCTGGGTGCCGTAAGTAGTGATAATCGGCAAGTGTCTCGTCTTGCTGGTGAATGACCCGGAGGCACTAAGAGTGCCGATGGGCCTCGCCCCGTATGGGGCCGCCGTAGTAGCCATAATTACCTCTATTTAGTCATGTCGTGGCATCAGCGACCTTTGCCACCGAATGCTACACGAGTTTTTCGGTCAGGCGCTAGAACAGGCATCCTGGGATCGTTCTCGCGCATATAGGCATTATCGACGGCTTGCATCTGTGATTCAGCGTGTTTGGCGTAATACTTACGCCTCTGATCAACAACCTCTTCTGCTGCCTTGCAGAGCAAAAGCCCGCCGACTTCAATCCCACCCTTGTTCGACCAATCCGAATTATGATCACTCATAATCTGTAGCTCTGGGTGATCTTCGGCACGAACCGGCTCCCATCCTTCACGAAAGCGTTTCGACACATTCGTGTTGT